AGCTTTTTATAATTTTATATAATTTTATATAAGTTGGATATTAGGGTGAGGGTGTATAGGACGCCTGTGGAACAGCTCATAAAATCAAGGAAACCACAAAAGTAGGGTATTTAAAATTAATATAGTTTTAAATACTTTTACTAACTAGATATTTTGGAATTGCGTAATATTAAATTATTTTTATAATTTATATGGCTGAAAACTTAGAATATGATGATCATTTAGAAAAACTTCTTAAAGAACATGCGGAAATTGCTGAAAGTTTGAGTATTTTACATAGAAATGCGCATAGGAAATTCAGTAAATACACAAATCTAATAAATATTCCAGTTATTATTGGATCCAGTGCGGTTGGGTTTACAACTGGTTTAGATTTATCTGCGGTAAATAATATGAATGTCATTTTAGGAGTTATATCAGTGTTTATTGGTATAATTAAGTCACTTGATAGTTATTTTCAGTTGGGTCGCATCAGTGAAACTCATAGAATGGTTTCATTAGCATATTCCCAGATAAATAAGAAAATAGCGGTGGAGTTAGCATTAAATAGAAATGATCGTATATCTCCAAAAGACATGCTATCTATTGTAAAAACTGATATAAAAAATTTAGAGGATATTTCTCCTCTTTTACCGGAAGATGTTCTGGAAGAGTATAAAAAGGAATTTGGAGAATTATATCCACATGTTAAAAAACCAAATATTACAAATGGATTATCTCCTGTTGAAATTAATAAATCGATTGGAAATAATTATAGACTCACCGCTGATTTAGTTCATTCTCGTAATGTAGATCAAAATGATCATGTTGTCAATATTTCTTCAAATGATAATAATAACGCAGAAGCTTATAAAACAAATGTTTCAATAAAGTCAAATAATTCTGTACTACCGGCTAGTATTAATTCACCTGATATGGGAGAACCAATGTAGTTAAAATATTCCATATTTTTTTTTATAGTATTTGTAAAAAAAAGTTTATTATTTTTTAAGAATAATTATGAGTCAAAAAAAATACATCGCATATGAAGATATTGAAAAATTTTCTCCTGTTTTTGCTTTCTACTGTCCAAAAACTAATAAAAATTACGTGTATATTTCACAAGAAATGAGCGCTATTGATGATGGAACACCTTTTTGTATAGGAGTATGCTATAATTCTGTAAAGAGAGGAGATTTAGCACAAATAATAACAAATGGACAAACAAAAGTACGATATTATGGAAAAGTTCCTGATTTAAAAACCAGTGTCTATTTAGTAAAAACATTTAATAATTTTCATATGAGAGGAGTTTGCTCTTCATATGGACCAAACATGGTTCCATTTCTCAACAATGATAATTCAATCATAAGATTGGGAACTGTTTCAAATAACGTTTTCGATAAAAAAGATTATGAAGAAAAACTTAAATATTTAAATATTTATTTGGATATTCAGAGTGAACAACGAGATAAACAAAAAGAACAAATTAATTCCCTTTTAACCCTACCAAAAGAAAATATCATGGAAAAACCATTTTCATTTTATGATATCGGTAAAGATTTAGATTCTGCTTTTAAAATTGAAATAGTACAAGAGAAATATAATTTACTGTGTAATGCTTTTAATTCAAATCCTAATTTAAAAGAATATTGTTATTTAATTGATCAATACTGCAGAACTGTATTCCAAAATATACCCGACCCATTCCCAATCGGTTTTGTTAAACAAATGACAGTATTTAACACAGCTGGACAACTACTATATGATAGTTATAATTCAATCGGAATATATAATTATAAATCAAATGATGTTTTTCGTATTACACTTATTCCAAATATATACAGAGTAAATAATTTTCCAGTTTGTGATTCTTTAAAGTATTCAGTATATTTTCCTTTTATAAACATTGACGATATCAACAATCAGGGTTTCATGGAAAGTTTATTTTCCTATTCATCATCAGCATACAAGGAAATTTATTGTGCTTATCAAAATGGAATAGGAACTAATGTACGTTATTCACCAATTGATGAATCCTTTGAATATATTATTTGTTTTAAGTTACCAATATCAAAGAATAGTAAAGAGTCCGATTCTTTAATTTTTCGATTAACATGGAAAAAAAAGTAAAATGCTGATTATTTACATTACAGAAAAATCTAAAATACTTTTTAAATATCATCGCTATTATTTTTTTTTGAAGAAACTGGAATACAACAAAAATCGTACCATAAAAATTAATTTAAGTAAATTTGTAATGATGCGATGTAATCAATCAAAAAGATGCATTAATTTTTGTTGTTTTTTTCATTGTTGTTGTTGTTATTGTTATTGTTATTATTATTATTGTTGTTGTTCTCATTATTTTTGTTTTTCTTATTGTTCTCATTATTTTTGTTTTTTTTATTGTTCTTTTCTTCATCGTTTTTATTTTTGTTGGAGGTAATTTTAAGACCAAAAATAATTTCATAATTTTCAATCAACGTTAGAACATTTTTATGTAAAATTTGAAGATCTCTTTTGCGATCTTCATCTTTTGTTTCTTCTTTTTGTTCATTAATTGCTTTACGAAGATTGTCTAACATTCTTCCATATTGAATTAATTTTAATTTCTTGTCCTCTCTGATACTTTCATTTGAGCTCTCCTTAGATTCTCTTTGTGCTAAAAGCATCCAACCAAATTTTTCAAAGGCATGTTCAGTCCAATTATGAAGACCATGGTAAGTTACGTTGTATAACATTATAATTATATAAAATATTTTAATTTCCAAAATTAAAAAAAATCACACCAAAATGCTTCCACGGTAAATCATTAATCCCATTCTATATTCCCTTCGATCAATGAAAACCATATACAAATCTCTTTTTCTGTCTTCCGGTTTAACATCAATACAAAATGTATTATTATTTTCAAAAGCATTTACTAAATCTGTAATATGTTTTCTATATGAATTTTCAGATATTGGTGCAGTAATTTGAGCACAATGAAATCCAATTATTTGTTCAAACGTATCTGGATCTGCTTCTTCAATAATTTGTAGAAAATATTGTTTACGATCGGATTTTGAAATAAGAGATTCTATTTCATCTTTGTCGCTTTGGTAAAGAATGGGGATTGTTTTTGGATTATTTATCATTTGTGGTAAAGGAATTGATTCTAATCCTTCAACGTTATGTGGTGTTAAAAGAGTTGGATCAGACCTTTGAATAAATCCATGTGATAAAGTGAAAGTGGAAGTTCGGTATGAATGATTTCCAAAAGGATTTTCAAAAATAAGTTCATAATTTCTAATTGCATCTAATGATGTGCGATGTGGTCCAGTTTTATGACCAGACTCAATTACATTCTTCCAATATCCTGTTAATCTTCCTAAAAGTCCTTGTATTTGGACATTCATGTCAATTTTCTTGGTAAATAATTCATGGGTTGCCCCAATTCTAATTTTCCAGACATTTGGAATGAAATTCGCTCTTCTAAAAAATCCCTTTACCGCTAAAATTATATGATTCTCAATCGGATTAATGAAAAATTCAGTCTCTTCCTCAGAAGTCAATCTCTCATCAATAGTGTGTTCTCGAAAGATCACCCCCTTTGACTCACATGCACTTCGCAAGTTTGTAATAGTTTTATCATTGACTCTTGCAATGTGAACACGAAAATCAATACCATAATTATCAATTATATCCTCTTGAATCCATTTTTTGGCATTATCCACTGTTTTCATCCCATAAAATTCTTTGGCGATTTCCATGCGCAAAAAATCAATATGTCCAACATAATTTGCAGGAATGGTCATTTTTATATGACCATGTAAATCACCCCATTGATATAAATCAAATAATTCCCGAATAATTGTAGCACTTGCCACAACAATGTAATTATTATTTTGTATCATATTTTCAACATTCAATATTCCTGCTTCACGTAATGTTTGATGAAGAACTTGATCCTCTTTGTTTCCAGAATCAATTTCATCAATTAAAATAAGCGAATTTTGCAAGTTTGATAAATTTGATTTTTTGAGTTGTCCATGGTGGAATATTTTATCCCGAAATATTGATGGAGTTTTATTTTTCATATCAGTTTCCCACATTTTATTACTCATTCCTGTAATAATTCGAACATTATCCGGATTAACAACGAAATAATCATCACTATGAGTAGTCATTGATTTAGATATTTCGATCATTAATCGATCCATACCTATTTTCGTCTTTTTGGAAATACTTACTATTCTTCTACAATTTTCATAAAATTCTTGAACAACCTTGTGAGCGTCCAATTTTTGGTTTTCAAAAATGTATTGTGGTGTAGCCTTGTGACTACCTTCTAGAAAAGCGATTTCATTTGCCAATTCAGCCTCGCGGTATGAGCTTAAAACTCTTTCGCGTCTAATAGCAATCAAGTTTGTAATATCAAGTGACATTATTATTTGCTACGTTTCAAATATCCTATTAAAAATTCAATTTTTCAGCATTTTTGTTAAATGGAGAAACCTTTATTTCTTTTAATGAAACAGGTAATTCTGGAAGAGGAAATGAAAAATTTTCTCCAACAAATAAATATTCTAATTTTTCTGGTAATTTATTGATGGGTTGGTTAAAAAACATACCCATCTTAAATATTTTTAGAGTATTGGGTAACCGTATTGGGTGATTAAAACAATGACTTAAAACAAGTGTTTCTATTTTTTCAGGCAATTCAACAATTGGTAAATTATAAGATTCTCCTAGATGAAGATGTTTTAACTCTAGAGGAAGATTATTTATTGTTTGATTAAATGCTCCCCTGAAAATTATTTTTTCAATATTTTTATGTTGAATATCAGGCAAAGGAAAATTATAATTTGCTCCAAAGGTAACCTTTTTTACTAAATTAAATAGGGAAACTGGAACTGGTTCATTGCAACAATCAAGAATAATTAGTTTGCTATCTTTTATTTCATATTTTTTCATTTACTTTTAATTGACAAAAAAATTGATTTAATAATATTTATTCCCTATTTGTAATATACACATGAGTGACTCTCAAAACGAAAACAGAACCCAAGAATTCTTCCAGAAAATGATTATTGCTAATCAAAAAGCGATGGAAGCTGAAGATGAAATTATGAGAATGAAAATTGAGCTTGATTCATATAAACAAAAAAATAAGACTCTTCAAGCTGAATCAGATCGGTTATTGAATTTCGAAGGTGATAAATTTAATTTTTCTGATCTTTCTCCAGATTCTACGATAATTTTAGAAATTAATAACATGAGTGAGATTCAAGTAAAAAAAATGGCTTCTGCCCTTTATCGTGATTACAAAAAAATTTTAAGTGATCGAAATTCGTATATTGATAGCATTAAATCAGGAAAAAATGAGATAAACAGTCTCAAATCATCCATTTTAGAAAAAGACAGATTTTTAAAAAATATGAATGAAAAAATAGAATTACTTATGCATGAAAATTGTGATCTTAAAATGGATATTTTCAAATTAACCCATCAAACCCAAAAATCTGAAACTGATGGAATTCCACTCGAAGATTCATATGTTAATGTTGATTATAAAAAAAATTGATTATTTATATAATTGCTCCATGTAAATACCAAAAATGGATTCATTCATAGATTTATTCTCAAATTCAGAATTTGCACATATCTTAACCGCAAAATCTGCAGACTATTTTGAAACTACCCGGGAAAAATACCATAAAAAAACATTATCACGATTTGATCAAGACTTTATCAACAACTTGTTCACTAATAGTGGCAAAACAACCGAATTCCTTGTTATTCTTTTCAATAGAGATGGTGGTTTGGTAGAGAAAGATCGTTTAAACATATTATCGGGGCTTATTTCAGAAATGGTTTTCGGATCAAAATCAGGAATTAATCAGATTTGGATGATTGCAAGGTTTTTTTCATTTATTTTCCAGGTAAAACCGTATGGATTTAATTTTTTGGCAGAATGTTCTCCAAATCTAACTGATTTATTTCCAGTTGAGTTCGAGGATTTTTTCAAGAAAAAAACTAATATTTTTGAAAATGTTAGTTTTTCACAAGTACCCCCTATAATGGAGAAATTAACAACAGTTTTGAGATCGTGCTTTATTTTGTTTCCATATACTTACAATACAGTTGATCAATCGGGTATAAAATTTCACTCTCTTATTGGTGAAAGACTTTCATTTAATTGTGTTCAAATTTTTGGAATGGCAATTAATCAGACAATTATGTTTGCGAAAGAGTTTTTCATTAAAAAACAAAGTGAAATAAGAATTGGTTGTTTGGAAAACGAAATTAATTCCAAAAAAATGGAAATTGTGAAAATGAAGAGTGAAAATGAAAGTCTTCAAAAAACAATCGATACAATTAAAACAGACAGTAAGTCCTTAAAACATTTTGTCGATAAAGTAAAAGATAATCAAAATATTTTGATTGCAGAATTCGAAAAATACAAAAAGAACATTATTGAATTTACCAGACAAAAAAATGATCAGTTAGAAAGAATTCAGATAGAAAATCAGAAACTAAAAGAAGACTATGAAAAATCTGTTTCATTTATGAACAATATTTCATTATTTATTAGAAGTGATGAAGAAACCAGACGGGAACTCAGCAAATCACTTGAAAGGTCCAATATGTTTTAGAAAAAAATGAATGATTTTTTTGATATCATAATTACAACATAAAAAATAAAAAATATGAACTTTATTGTTTCTTTCGCAGCCGGATTCATCGGACATTTAGTGGCTCCTAGGCTCATATATCATGCAAATCAAATATATCACTATTTTGATTATCCAAAAATTGAAATTAACACTTGTAATGATCCCATTAGTGGAAATGCAATTTTATCGTTTCTTTCACATGAATTAGGTCTTAAAAGTGTAATACAACAATCAAATATTTTTTGTGGCATAAGCATTATCAATTTATTTGGCATTGAACAAAGTGGTCTTATACCAACAACTGGTTATGAATATAGGGAATATTATTACAAAACACTCGTTTCTTTCGGAATAAAAGTTATTGGAGGAGAAACTCAACACGATCTTGTTTACATTGTTTTTGGAAACTATTTTGAAGAAAAACTTGAAGAAATAATTAATTCATATAAAGCAAACTTTTATCAAATGAAATACAACAGAATGTCAGTTCCTATTTTTAAACACCAAAATTATTGGATTTTAAAGCCAATAATAATTGGAACCACAACTGAGCTTGTGGTAACTGGAACAGAAAAGTTTCAATGTATTGATAAGCTAAAACAAATTGAAATAGCAGAAACCATTTCAAAATCAAAATTTAAATGTGTTCTTTTACATGGCCCACAACAATCAGGTAAAAAATATATAACTTGTATCATTGGTGAAAAAATGGGAAGAAAAATATATATCCCAGACATAAAGCAAAAACCATTGATTTTTTTGGATTCAATAAAGAGCGTTCCAAAAGATTCAATTATATTGATACAAAATTTGGATATTGTTTTTACAATAGGATTTTCAAATGATCATGTGAATAAAGATACTTTTTTGGGTATTTTTGACGCTTTATCAGAAAATACTTTACTTGTATTCACAACAGCGAATATTAAACCTTATCAAGAATTTAAATATTTATTTCAGGAAAATCGAATATCTCAAATTTTTAATCTATAGTTATAATTTTTTTGAGATAAGAGTTATTGAAGGCATCTTTCCCAAAACAATAACATTTAAATCATCTCTCTGACTCAGTTCTTTTATTACTGGATTTAATAATGGTTTATTATACTTTATCATCCATCCAACCTGATCTCTTTCTTCACTTCCTCCTTCAATTAATAAAATACCATTCTTTGATAATTTTGGCAAATATTTATCAACACAATACCTAACTACATCTCCATTATTCGCAATATCTATATGTAATATATCAATCTCTCCTAATTCTTCATGTTTTTTATAAAAATCACCATATGATATTTTAACATTCTTATAATCACTAAATTTATCAAAAATAGTTTGTTGGGGATGATTTCCATTAAAATCATCGAATATATCAAAAGCATTTATTTCAGCATTAGGGAACATATCTGCGAAAACTTTTAGAGAAAAACCA